GGATTCACCGCCAGACGGTGGACATCCCGGTCAGCCTATCCGATGTCGTTGCACGGCATTGCCTAATTATGAGGATATTTTGATTGATTAGTTTATACTTTTTGAGTTACGTAATTCATAAGGTAGAAAAGTGTCCTCAAATGAAGTAATAGAAAAAGATGAATTAAAAGCTAGAACTGAAAGGTATAAGATTTTATTCGATTTATATAAAAGTGAATATGAGACTTTAAGAAATGAATATTATAAGTCTGAGGATAAGGCTTCTAAGTACCTAACATCATTGACGGTATTGTCGGGTATTTTATTGGTGCTATTTAAAGATGTGATCATTGACTTTCATTTGAATATTTTAACTTTTGCCCAAATAACTCTTTTAGTTTTTTTGATTTTGTCCCTTTCTGCTTCTTGGCGATTTATATTCATGGTCCTTAAGCCATTCGAGCTGAAAAGCTTTCCGTTTACTCAAGAAGGTATTAATTATTTCAATAGTGTTAAACCTGATGTTTTTTATTATTCGATGACTATTCAGTATGTTGAAGTTATCGATAGCTACAAAACGGCAATCGAGTTCAAGAATAGTTATTTGAAAAAGGCATTTTCTGAGATAAAAGTTTCAGGGTTGTTATTATTGATATTACTTAGTGTCATATTTATTGATAAAGTATGGTTCTAATTATTCAATTCTTAAGGAAAATTATGAGTAACAATAATCCCCCAGAATATGTCCCACCACCACAAGTACAAGTAATTACTAAGTCTGATGAGAAGAAAATCAAACCAAAGTAATTGAAGTGAAAAACTAAAACCACCCTCGGGTGGTTTTTTATTGAGCGCAATTTATGAAAACCATTTACCAACTCAAAATTGGTGACTTTGCGCCAAGCGAATCGACACGCTCATTTACCAAAGAGGGGTATCTGAAATGCGTCAATGTTCGCTTAGCACATTGGCTATTGTGAGAACGTTCGACAGGAAGGCGATTATCTGGTGGGTGATTTGCTCATTAAAGACAAGATCAGTATTGATCTCATCCAAAGCAACGAGCGGCTAGAAATGTCGCTTGGCTATGGAGCCTTATTAATCGTTGAGCAGGGTACGGCGCCAGATGGTACGCCGTATCAAGCGAAATTTATCAATTTTATAGGCAATCACGTAGCGCTCGTTAAATATGGCCGTTGTGGTGGTGATTGCCGCATCGGTGACAAACAACAAACTCCACATAAGGGGAATATATCAATGGAAGTTATTGTAAATGGTGTGCGCTATAACATTGGCGACAACACGCCTTTAGCGGATGCATTAAAAATCCAGCAAGAGCAGCTTGAAAATTTAAAGGCGGCAAAGCTCAAAGTTGGTGATAAGCAATTTTCTATCGGTGATGAATTGAACGCAGTTCAAGCGGTTGTAGATCAGTTACATGCCGAAAAAACAGCACTGGAGCAAAAAGTAGGTGATCTGGAAAAGAACCAGATGACTCCTGAAAAGCTTGAGCAAGCTGCTGCAGAACGTGCTGCTGTGATTGCCGATGCTAAAGCATTGGTACCAACAGTTAAAACTGAAGGTTGCACATGTGAGCAAATCAAGCGTGACGTTATTGCTGCAAAAGCTGGTGATGCTTTAGTAACTGCTTTGATGGGTAACGTATCAGTAGGTGATGCAAAGCCTGAGCAGATCGACACAACTTTCCGTGCACTCTGTGCTGTGAAGGGTACTCATCCTTCTAATCCTGTAGGTGATGCTCTTCACCAGCAGCAAAGTGTTAAAGCTGGTGATGGCAACCCAGCAGGCGGTGGGGAAGAAAAGACCTACAGCAAAGAAAACGCATACAAAACAATCTAAGGGGATGTAAATCATGGTTAAGCAATACGATGCTGCACCCGGCATGAAGTTTCACCTCATTGGGCCAGAGGATATCTTATCCCTGCCTGTAGCTGGTACCAGTTTGGTAAACGATGGTGACGTGGTTGTACGAAGTACTGACGGAAAAACAGTTTCAGCGGTAACTGGTGCAACTAATACCAAGTTTGGAATTATCGTACGTCACGGCGTAGGTAAGTCAGGCAAAACGGCTGATGGTAAAGAGGCATACAAAGCTACTGATGTAGCACCGGTTATGACGATCGGCTCGATTTACGTGAAGGTCACCGCACCAGTCACCGATATCAACGCAAAGGTTTATGTCAAAACAGCTAACGGTACCACAGCAGCGCCGTTAGGTTCTTTATCCCCAGCAGCAACAGACGGTACAGAGTTACCGAACGCATCTTGGGAAACAATTTCAAATGAGCAGGGCTTAGCAGCTGTTCGCTTACGTGGGGCATAATAATTATGAGTAAATTGGCAGCAATGAAGCTACGTTTAACACCAGTAGCTCAAATGGTTCAAGCAAATATTGGAGATGCATTTAACCTTGATGCGTTGGCCCAATTATTCGTTAAATTGGAAGAAATTAACGAAATGGATCCTCAGCTTCAGCAAGTGATGGATTACGCTAAATACATTCCAGTTAAACCTGTCAGTGCAGTATATGGTGGAGGAGAAATCCTAAGCCGTAAGAAGGGTGTGGGTTTGGGCAAAGATCATTCAGGAACTGGTAATGATATTCCTTTGGCCGAAGTTGAATATGATACGGTTCAATTGCCTGTGAAGGTCGGTACTATTGGTTATATGTATTCAGTGCTGGAGTTAGAAGCAGCTCAAAAATTAAATTTAGCGCTTGAAGCAGATAAAGTAGAGGCAGCTCGTTTAGCTGCAGAAAAACACTTAAGCAATATTGCATGGTATGGCAATGCACTTACAGGGGTTAAGGGTTTCTTAAATCAGACGGGTGTAACCATAGTTACAGCCCAACATAACTGGGCCACCGCAACCATTGAAGAAGTACTAAGTGACTTCAATGCAAGCTTGGCAGATGCTGAAGATCTTGTTGATGGGGATGTGTCCGTACAGCCAGATACTTATTTAATGGCATCAAATCAGTATTTACACCTTTCTACCCGTGTAGTTGCTGATTCTGGCGGAAAGACTTTCTTAAAATTTATTGAAGAAAATAACATCTTCGCATCACAAGGTAAGCCGTTAACCATTCGTGGTTTAGGTCGTTCAAATGGTAAAGGTACGGCAGGTGCTGACCGTTCTATTATTTACCGCCGTGATCCGTCATGTATCCAAATGAAATGTGATGACGTCACTTTCTTGGCAGCTCAACCAGTTGGTGTGGATATTAAAGTGCCTGGTCACTACAAATATCAGGGCGTATGGTTGAAGCGTGTTGATTCTCTCCGTTACTTGGATCACGTGTAAGGATTAAAACAGTATGAAATATTCTTATCTCTATAGCGGCTCTAATGCCGCTTTTGTTTTTTCTGGTATTGCTGTTTTACCTACAGGTACCCCAACTCTTGTGGATGAAGAAGCACACAAGAAGCTCACTAAAAATAAGTTTGCTAAACATCTTATTGATATCGGTGAACTTGAAGTTCAGGAAATCCCGGATGATGAGCCAAAAGCAGCGGGTAAAACTGGTGGCCGTGGTGGTAAAGGTGGTAAACAAAACGATGCAGCAGGTGAGCAGCAAAAGCCAACTGATGAAGATGCTTTGGCCGCCGTGAAGGCTGAATTAACAGCGCTTGAAGTAACGTTTAGTGATGATGAAACACTTGAGCAGTTACAAGCTAAGTTAGCTCAGGCTAAGGAATAAGGTAGACATATGGACGTACAAACGTTTCGTAAAAAGTTCTCGACTGATTCGAGTTTAATGTCTTTGCCAGATGAGAGAATTCAGGATGCATTAGAAGAAGCGGATCTGATTGTTTCTCAAATTGAGTTTGGCGCATTAAAGGAACGTGCTGTAGGTCTGTATGCAGCACATATTCTTAAAGTTGGTACTGCAAGTGGCAATGGTGCTGCTTTTGGTGCCGCATCAAGCATGACGATCGCTGGCCAAAGTGTGAGTTATTCACGATCATCGAAAGAAGCTTTCTATGATCTCAGCATGTATGGCCAGCGTTACCTTGCGTTGAAAAATTCAATTCCAATTGATGATGAAGGCACAAACCCTAATCGTTTAGGTGTTGGTGCCTTTGTTGTATAGGAGAATCCCATGCCTTTTAAATATCAGGCACCAGAAGGTTATAAGCCAACCAAACTCGTTATTGCCGGGCAAAACCTAGATATCAAAAACGGCGTTTTAGAATCTGATGATGACATCATCCATATTTTAAAGCCCTTAGGTTTTGAGCGTTATGTTGAAGTTGTTGAGCCAAAGAAATCGGCAGCATCTGCTAAAGAGTAATTAAGCTATGAGCGATTATCGTGTTGATAGCCAAGTCAACTTTGATGACTTGAATAATCGCGTTAGGTTTGAAATAAGACGCACGATTAACGCTCTTACTTTACGCTTACAGCGGATTGTTCAGGAAGACATGTTAAGTGGCCAACGACTTAAAGTTCAGTCAGGCCGCTTGCGTGGATCCGTTTCATCAAAGGTGGATGAGGATAAGGATTCCATTGAGGGAACCGTAGGTGCTGGTGGTGCATTGGTACCTTATGCCTTCGCTCATGAGTTTGGTCTAAATGGAGCTTTGGGTGTTAAAGCCCATTTAAGAACTATTAAGCAGGCTTTTGGCCGACCTATTTCACCGGTTCAGGTCAATATTAAGGCCCATTCTAGGAATGTTCGGTTTAGAGAATTGCGGTTCATGCGTGATTCACTAGATATTGTGGCCAAGTTAGTGCCGAAAAATATTGATGCAGCAATAGAGCGGGGTTTAGCAGGTGGATAGCGAAGCAATCTATCAGGCGTTGTTTGAAAGGTTAAGCACAAGAGTAGAAGGATTGAGTACGGTAAGTCGCCGTTTACGTCACTTTAACCATGTAACACCAGAACAGCGCCCAGCCATGTTTATTACTCAAGGCAATCAGCAAGAGGTTCCGGTACATGGTTTAGATTCAAAAGTTGAACTTGCTGCTGAGGTCTATCTCTATATCCATGAGGCTGATAGAGCTAAACCTCCATCATCACAGATGAATATATTCATCGATCGTGTACGTGAAGCTATTCAGCCAGATCATCCAGATTTTAATGAGTGTCAGACCTTAGGTGGTTTGGTTGAGCATTGCTGGATTGAAGGCACAATAGAAGTATATGAAGCAGTAGAAAACATGCTGGATGATCAGGCGATTGCAATTATCCCTATCCGGATCCTCACAACCAATTAACGAAACATTCATTTTATGACCGCCTCAATGGCGGTTTTGTCATTTTAGAGAGGTCAAAATAAATGGCTCAATATTTATTTGGTGCCGGCAAGATCTTTGCTACACCGATTCAAGATGTATACGGGCAACCGATTAGCAATCCCACACCAGTTGAAGTGGGGGTTATGCAATCCGTTGGTGTAGATATTAGCTATGACTTAAAAGAGCTTTTCGGTCGTGGTCAATTCGCTGTAGATGCTGCGCGTGGTAAAGGTACCATTAAATGTAAAGCTTCTTTCGGGCGTATTAACGGTACATTGTTAAATTCAATTTTTTTCGGTGGCGTTGTTGCTGAAGGTGGAATCGAAACAGTTTCCCAAACCATTAATGGTGAAGTGATTCCGGCTGGCGGTACTGTTACACCGGTTGTTCCTAATAGCGGTACATATGTAAAGGATCTAGGCGTAACAGATGCTAAAGCAATCCCACTTAAACGTGTAGCTTCGGCACCAACAACCGGACAATACAGTGTAGATGCAGCAACCGGTGCTTATACATTTGCTGCTGCCGATTCAGGTAAAACGGTATTTATTAACTTCCGTTATTCAGCAATGGTAGCGGGTGCTAAGTCAATCACTGTA